TTTCATCGTCGAAGTTAACGGTGTTCAGTACGTTGTTAAGTATGGCAAAATTGATGAGTTTCTTTGTCTGTTTTTGCCTAGTGTTGTTATCATTTCATCTATGATTACGTCTCCCGTTTCTTGGGAACATGAATATCAATGGTATAAACGTATCTAATTTTTTATGCTTATGACTGCTAAAGATTATTTGACTGCTCTTAAAGTTATTCGAGAGATTCAGCGTAAACAGGCTTACTGTAGTGGTACATCTCAACCTTTCTTGGCAGAGACTTTGAAAACTATTGAACTTTATTGTCCTTTAGATTTTTCTAAAAGTGGTGGTCGTGTTACAGAAAGAGTAATTCTGAGTTGTTATAACGGTAATTTATTTAGTATATAATTATGGCTCTTTTCCCTCGTTGCAATAACCCTATTCCTGTTGCCGGTCGACATGGCGTTACGCTTGTTGGTTGCCATTCCTGTATACAGTGTCGTGTCGCTGCTCAGGAGCATCTTTGCAAAGTACTTGAGGTTGAGGCGTCTAAACATAAGTATGTTGAGTTTTTGACTATTACTTACGATGATTCTCATCTTCCTTATATAGATACTTCTTTTATGTATCCTTTTGGTTATGCTTTACGTATTCCTAATCGTGTTGTAAAAAAGTATAATAGGAGAACTAAGGAATTTTATTATGTTGATGATAAGATTTCAAAATCTTTTCAGTTAACAGATTTTGGTATGATTGATACTGTGTCGATGCTCAAAGATTATTATGACCGTATTGATAAGTATTTTAGTAGATTTCCTAACCGCAGACGTGGAATACGCAATAATTCTGTTGTACCTATTCTGTGGTATGATGATATTCGTAAGTATATCGGTCGTTTAAGAAAATGGTTTAATAAAGAATATAATGAAACAATACGCTACTACTGTATTTGTGAGTACGGTACACAATCATTCCGTCCGCATTATCATATCCTATTATTCCACGATTCGTCTAACGCGCGAACAGATTTTAGGAATGTTCGGGTTTTGCCCATGTCCACTCCGGATAACCCCCGAGAAGTTTGTGTTAAACTCGATATGGCTCAATTATGGCTCTATGGTGATACGACTACAAAGGTTACCGATGGTAATATGCAAGAATACGTTAGTAAGTATCTTACACAACATTCTAACTTCCCTAGAGTGCTTGACAAGTTTCCACAAAGGTCGTTTCACTCAATCTTATTGGGAGCAAAGAACAAATCAGAGGTTAGAGAATTACTCACGGCTAGAGATTTTGAAACACTTACAAGTGATTATGTTGTTAACAAAAAGGGTATACGACGACCTGTTCCCATGTCGGATGCGTATTACTCTCAATTGTCCGTTAGATTTACGGGAGCTTCCTTATTTAATATTGACGAAACTGCTTCATTATTTCGTTCAGTTGTATACGTCTCCCAAAGATTTTTCGCTCGAAAAGGCGAAATCTACGATGACGGTTCAGTAAGGGATTTCCTCCTTTGGCTTTTGGACCCTTCTGTGTCGCAATTATATAAACATGTTTATCATTTCCGTGCTATTCATAGCTATGCTGTCAACATTGCTAAGCCCGTTTATAATAGTACCGGTTCTATTAATTCTTTAAAATCGTTGCTTTATGCTGCACATCATCACTATTCGTTATCATCCTATTTAGGATTGGATTTTTATAATTGTTTGAAATTGCGTTTTGATTTTATAGCTTGGCGTGATTATCAAAATTTAGTTCAATATTTCCATAACTTGGAAAATGATAAGCTTTTTGCGTATGAAAATTACGCAAGTATGTCTCCTTTTACAGGTACTTACGATTTTAACATTTTAAAGACACGCTCTATTTTTCAGTATCAAGTTCAAAAAGCTAATATGGATTATACTGAGAATATTAAACATCGAGCTGTCGTAGATTCATATAAAAATTAATTATTATGGTTAATAAAGTATTAGGTATGCATCGCCTTCAGAATAAGGTAAATCGTAACGCTTTCGATTTGTCACATCGCCACATGTTTACCGCTCAAGTTGGTGAATTGCTACCGGTTTTTACTCAGTGGGTAAACCCTAATGAAACTTTTAAAATTGGTTACAACGGTAAGACACGTACTGCTGCCCTTAACACCGATGCTTTTACTCGCATTCGTGAAAACATCCAGTACTATTTTGTACCTTTTCAGTCACTTTGGAAGTATTTTGAGCAGCAGGTTAATAATATGACTAAGGGTGATGCCGGTCAGAATATTTCCAAGTTTGCTAGTAGTTCTACTGAGGCTGCCTCAATTTCAACTTCTATGCCTTACATCTCTTATGTTGATTTGGCTGAGTGGTTAAGTGCTATGTATTCTCATGCTCTCGCTGCTGTTAATCAGTATTTTGTAACCTATACTACTGGTCGTTCTGCTGCTGGTTTTAAGGATTGGTGCGCTTCGTCATCCTCTTACTCTGACGTTTTTATTTGTGATGGTTATCGTCTTTGTCGTGCTGCTAAGTTGCTTATGTCTTTGGGTTATGGTAACTTTGTTACTGTTATCCAATATGATGCTTATGCTATGGCTGAATCATTTGTTGCGGCTGGTAACTCTTGGTCGTCGCTTACTTTCTTAAAGTCTTCTTTCTCTTTGAAATTGGATAACTTTGAGTCTTCTCATATTCTCAATAGTCCTAATCTGTCTCTGTTTCCTTTGTTGGCTTATCATAAGATTTGTAATGACCATTATAGAAATGAGAAATGGCAACCTTTCGAGCCTTGGACTTGTAATATTGATTATATAACTCCTTCAGATAATATGAATGCTGCTGATTTCATAGACCAAAGCTCGTTTTCTAAGTTAGTTAATTGTATCATCGATTTGGAAAATTGTAACCTTCCTATCGATTATTTCACTTCCGTTTTACCACGTGCTCAATATGGTGATGAATCTGCTGCTGCTGTTTCTGTTGACGGTGCCAAGACCTTTTTTAAACTTCAAGACCCTAACGATAATAAAATTGGTCCAGTTTTTAGCGGTTCTGCTACTCACACTACCGATAATTTGATTAAGTCTCCTGACACTTCTGTTATTATTCCTGAGGGTAACGTAGCGCCAGTTCAGACTTTATACACTAATCAGTTACTTATTGGTTTGAAAGGTAAATTAAATGCAGATGCTTCTCTTAAAATTTCTGCTTTACGTTCTGCTACTGCTTTGCAGAAATATAAGGAGATTCAGAACAGTAATGACCCTGATTTTGCCAATCAAGTTTTGGCACACTTTGGTATTAAGCCAAAGGTTGATTCCCGTACTTCTATTTTTATTGGTGGTGATGATAAAACTTTGAGCATTAACCCTCAGGTAAATACCAATTTTCTTGACGGTGGTCAACCTGATATTAAGGCTATTGGTGTAGGTGATTTGTCTGCGGGTTGTAAGTTTACTTCAACTACTTATGGCATTATTCTTGGTATTTATCGTGCTGTTCCGCAACTTGATTACTCTCATGTTGGTATTGACCGTAATTTGTTTAAAACAGATGCATCGGATTTCCCTATACCTGAATTAGATTCTATTGGTATGCAAACCCAATTCCGTTGTGAGTTAAGTGCGCCTTTAATAGGTTTGTCTAAACAACTTGTTCCTTATGACATTTCGTCTGGCAATCTTGATATGTCTGTTACTTATGGATATGCTCCTCGTTACGCTGAGTTAAAGAGTGCTCGAGATTATTTTGAGGGTGGATTTTGTGGTTCGTACTCTTCTTGGGTTACTGGCTATGACCAACATTTTTTGTCTCTTTGGCGTCGAAATCTTGGCTCTCAGTCTGTTGCTAATTATGGCAGTATTGATGATTTGTTTAAGTGTCGTCCGTCTTTACTTTATCCTATCTTTGTAAATCAGTGGTCGGGTACTGTTAATGATGATAAGTTGTTGATTGGTAGTGTTAATACATGTGTTGCGGTTCGTCCATTCTCTATGTATGGCTTACCTTATTCTAACTAATTAAAATTGTTTGATTATGATAGTTAAAAATAAAGTAGTTTATGTACCTCCTGTTTATGAGGAGGTACAACATGAGGTAACATCTGTTGATGATAAGAATAACCCTTTGCGTACGTCTTTTCATACCGATGTTTCTTTGTTGCAGCGCATTGATAATATGCGTGCTGACGCGCAAACTTTGCGTGAAATTAAGGAATCTCTTCAGCCTATGATTGATAACTCTAATTTCCGTGCTCAATTCGAGGATACTTTTGGCTCTTTGACTGATGATGAGTTAATCAACTCTTGTCCTTCTCGTTATGTTCAGACGGCTAGCGAAAAAATGTCTTATCTTAAAGAACTTGCTATTAAGGATAAAGAGGTTCGTGATAAGGCTGCTGCCGCTGC